TTACATTACATATATATTCATTTTTAAAAGACTAACCTCTAAGAGGAATGTATGTTCCTTTTTTAACTGAAATAAAATCTCTTTAAAAATCATACCTTCTTTAGGTGAGCTAATTCTAGAGGTACTCCATTTTCAAGAGCTGCATCTTTTATAGTAGAAATTCGATTTTTATTCTCTTTGAGAAAATGATCTGTTATTAATAATTCAACTGCAAAGGTATCTGCTTCAATTTCAATCTTTTCTTGCGAATACAGAGTGTGCTCTTTCATTTTTGCTGCATTAAATTTAGGGTGTAAAATTGAATGGCCCAATTCATGTGCTAGAGTGTACCGTTTAAATGTCTCGTTTAACGAGTTATTTAAAAATATATACTTATTCCTCCTTTCATAGTGGTAAAAACCATTTATTTCGTCATCAAGATTCCATTCCATGATAATTACGTTTAAGTGAGCTGCTAATTCAAACGGATCGTTTGTTCTGTACTTCTCGGTGACCTCTCTAACGGTTTCTTTGATCCAAATCAAATAAATCTCCCCCTAATTATTATCTCTGTACTTTTTAGGGACATACTTCTTGTTAATACGCTGGGTCTGCCTTACTGCATATTCCATAGCTTCTAGAAGTGACTCTATTGCTTCTTCAGATAAAGGTTCACCCGAAAAATTAAGACCATCAGGCGTTTTTAAGTCTCTTCTGATGGCTTCCATTCTTTTTGCAATGTCACGTTCATCATTAGAATTATGTTTTACATTCTCTTTGTTAAGTAAATATTTATCCTCATCAGACAAATTTTGCAATGCTATATTTGAAGGAATAAATTCTTGATTGTACTCAAGAACACCAACGTGACCAGCCATAAAATAGAATTCTACTTGCGAAACCTTTAAAACTTTAGCTAATTCATCTAATGTAGAGCTTTTCGGGGCGCCTCTTTTTCCGTTCTCGACTCTAGATATTAGAGAAGAACTAACTCCGGATAGAGTAGCAAGCTGATTGACACCTAATCCGCGTTGTTCTCTCATAGCTTTTAAATATTTTCCGAACTCAGCCATATTTACTCCACCTTTATCGTTCATTAATAGTAGTATACCCTTTCTATTGACATTTGAAAACACTTAGTTGACAAAAATCATTGACAAAAGTAAACGTTATGTTTAATATTACCTGTGATGAATGACAAAAGGCACTGGGTGTTGATTAGGTCAGATTTATTTTGTGATATTTTTATTTGATTTTTTCTGAATGTCCTAATAAATAATGGAGGGGTTCAAGTGAGGAAAGGTAATTGTAATACTGAATTAGTTGATATTGATGAGAAGCAAATGCAGAAGATGGTAATAAATGAGTTACGAAACTATCGAGCTTTAAAGGTAAAGGTAGACAATCAACGAGAACAAAGAGAGCATGGTGTGGATTTGTTTCCCTCTTTACAAACAGCTAATGGATTAAAGAATCTCAATAATAGTGAAGAGCTTAGAGTAAAACAGATGGAGAGAGCATTGAATGCTTGCTTAGATGAAACAGAACGGACTATTGTAGAGAGGAAATTTTTATCTTCAATCGAAATAAATGATCTTACTATCTATTCAGAGTTTGGAATCAAGAAAGGAAAATATTATGAAAAGAAGCGTTCGGCCATGCTAAGATTAGCAACTGCTATTGGGATTATTTAAAAATAAAAACAAAATACGGACAAAATGGGTGCCAAACAGGGTACCTTTTTTTTGTGCTAAAAGAATTATGCTATGGATATAGAAGGAGAAACGCCTTACTCCACTATCAATGGCGTACCGGGATTCTTCAGAAGAGTGTTGATTGTCAGTAGCTAACCAGGAGGCTGACAGGAGCTTTAGCGTTCATCGCGTCTGAAGGAAGCGCGGGCATGGTAGGTAAAAAAGTCCTATCAAGAGTTGTCATTGACATGTTTTCGTGGCAGAAGCTTACTCCTGGTGAAGCGAGAGCATTCGTATTTAAATAAGGTAATACGTTCAGAAAGAGGTGATTGATTATGTGGAGAACTAAACTCAATATGAATACAAGACTATAAATCTTGTCTGCAATACGTATTTAAAAACATGGATATTGCACTAAAGAAGGTAGAGGGTAGATATGCATGAATATAGATTTTTTAGATAGACTTGTGCTAGATCTGTTAAACAAGCAGAGTTACTATTCACTGATTGTAACTACTCCTTTAGTATCTGGAAACGGCATAACCTTGAAGAAGAAGTCCTCTGATACTCAGGCATCTTACTATGATGGCTCACACGACAAGAAGTTAGTATTCGAAGTAATCACTAAGCATGAACATCAACTAGAAGCGTATAATACTCTTCTAAAAATAACGAATGACCTAACTCAAATCAAGGATGTTCCTAGTGCTAATAACACGTATTTGTTTAACGGTATAAATGTAAAAACAAATCCTGATCAGTACGGAAAAGATGAAACATACTATTATTACTCAGCTGCATTTAGCGCTGACCTATATATTAAGGAGAGATTTTGATGAGTCGTAAAAAGAATGCATTAACAAGTTATTTTGTAGCACCACTAGTGAAGGGTTCAGAAGCACCTGATTTTATGGAACTGGCTAAATGGATTTCCTCAGTTACAGATGAATCTGAGGAGAATGTAGAAGACACAGGCTATTATGATGGAGATGGTACACCAGAAAAGGATGTTACTTCTGTTTCAGAGAGCTATTCTTTTGAAGGAATGTATGACGATGAGGATCCTGCTATGAAGTTCATTGCTGGATTAAAGCAAGAGCTTGGTGAGGGACGTAAGATCATGTTTAAGAAAGTAGAATCTAATGGTGATACTTACGAGGGACAAGCAACGGTAACAGAACCCAAGTCATCTGGGGGCGAAGCGATTGAATATGCGGTTTTCAGTTGTATTATTTCTTTTGACAAACGACCTAAGAAATCGGATGGTTCACCTGTTGAGGAAGAAACTCAAGATTAAATAAATTCATAAGGGGCGGGTTTCCGCCCTTTTTAACAATAAAGGAGGAATATAAATGGCTATTAAAATTGATCTTAAACGCCCAATTATTGAAGTAGAAATAAACGGCCTTCACTTTGAATATGATTATTCGGATAGCAACCTTAAGAAGGAATTAGAAGTAGGGGAGAATGCTTTAAAGAAAGTGGCAGAGTTAGATGATCAGAACGGCTTTGAGGATGCAAAGGATACATTAAGAGAAGCATATGACGTATACCTAGGAGCTGGGTCTTTTGATCAGATTTATGCGCTAACACCTTCTATCATTGAATTAGGAGTTGGCTATGTGTCATTACGTACCGGTTTAATGGAAGAATTAGAGAAACGTGGAGAGTTTAAAGCGTTAAAACAGTCAAAATCACAAAAGTATATTCAGTCAAAAAAGAAATAGGTGAAGTTACATGTTTTCCCTTGCCTATCCTCTAGATGATTCAGTTGTAATTTCGGGACAAATGTACACCGTGAACATGAGCTTTGACAATATTATTAGACTGATAGAAATGCTCGGCGACAATGAGCTCAACGATGAAGTTAAAGTTGAAATGGGTATAGAAATGTTAATGGGTAACGTCGATTTTGATATCGAGACAAAAGCAACCATTCTACAAAAACTGTTTGAAACAGTGGTTGCTCAAAAGGAAGTGAAGGCTCCTTTAGACATTAAAGGGAACCCAATGCCTGCGCAAAAAGAAGAACGAGTCTACTCTCTTGTGGAAGACGCGGAATATATTTTTGCTTCATTTATGCAGGATTATCAAATTGATTTGTTTGAGCAACAAGGAACGTTGCATTGGAATAAATTCAAAGCGTTATTAGGTGGACTTAGGGCAGATACAAAATTTAAAGAAGTGCTACAAATCAGGCAGATGGAGTTACCTACAGGAAAAGGTACAGCAAAAGAGCGAAAACGCATTAAAGAAATGCAAGAGGCCTACGAATTGAAAGGGAATGCGGAATTTTAACGTGTTAGTGTGTAGTTTAGAAAAGTAGTAAGTAGCGTTACAAAAGCAAGTATTGACCCAATTAAAGGGTCTTTTTTTAATGCTCAAAGTGGTCATAAACCGTAAATAAATTTGAAAGGCGGTGATTATTATTTCAGAAGGTAAGGTAGTTGTAGACATACAACTAGATAATAACAAATTAGCGAAGGCTGGCGGAGCAATAAAGGGCTTAACCTCTAAAGTCAGAGAAGCTGGTTTTGAAGGTGGGAAGGGAATTGACGAAATCGCTTCTTCACTAGGTTTAGTTAAACTGGGATCTAAAGCAATTGACCTTGTAAAAGATTCGATCCCGAAAGCCTTTGACCGGATTGATGCGATTGAAAGTTTTAAACGAGTCATGTCTGATGCTACAGGTAGTACAAAAATTGCAAATGCGGCAATTAAAAGTACAGGTAATATTGTAAATGGAACAGCTTACAGCCTGGATGTTGCTACACAAGGAGTCCAAGATTTTGTCACTCGTGGCGTAGATGTCGATAAAGCGACCAGTCGAATCGAAGCTTGGGGTGATGCGGTAGCATTCTATGGAAATGGTTCAAATGAACAACTGGCAAGTGTGACAAGCACATTATCGGAAATGACAAAAAATGGACAAGTTGACATGGGTCAGCTCAATAATCTATATGATAACGGGATTGACGCAGTAGGTATGTACGCCAAAGCAACAGGTCGTGATACCGAATCCGTACAAAAGGATTTAGCGGCTGGCGCACTTACAGCCGAAGGGTTTATAGACACAGTTACAATGGCTATGACTGAAGGAACAAATGGTGTTACAAATATCTCTGGGGCTGCGAAAGAACTAGGAGGAACGTGGGATACAGCCTTTGATAGTATGCAATCATCTGTAGCTAATGGAGTAGTAAGTATTATTCAAGGTATTGATGAAATGTTAACAAGTAATGGGTTGCCAGATATGCAAATGCTGGTTTCAGAGTTTGGAAGATACTTTGAAGAAGTACTCACAACAATTGGGGAGAATATTCCTCCTGTAGTCGAACAGATTAAAGAGATATATAACAATTTGGAGCCATGGTTACCCCTATTAGGTGCGATAGCTGCAGGACTTGGTACGGTAGTTACGAGTGTTGCTACCTTCAACTCACTTAATGAAGTAATGAAGAAATTAAACAATACTATTTTGATGAATCCTTATGTGTGGTTAGCTGCTGCTATAGTTGCCGCTGCTGTACTTATTTACATCTACTGGGAACCAATTAGTGAATTCTTCATTAATCTTTGGGAGAGTATTAAGGAAAGTGCACTATTGATCTGGGAGATTTTGAAAATTGTGTGGCAGGAGACGGTAGAGTGGTTCAAGGAACTATGGTTAGGTATTGTAGACTTTTTTACTGAGTTATGGACTGGAATTGTAGAGTATGCGATAACGATTTGGGATAGCTTTACAGAGAAAATTGATGAGGTTGTTAGTTTAATTTTAACGTTATTTGCTCCACTTATTGAATTCTTCATAACGATGTGGACGACAATTTTTGAAAACACTACACAGATTTGGGACAACCTCATTATAATGCTATCGACAGTTTGGACCAATATACAAACGATGGCTGCCGCATTGTGGGAGCTAATTAAAATAGCTATACTGGCTCCAATTCTTCTCTTAATCGATTTGGTTACTGGTGATATGGAAGGCTTTGCTTCTCACTTATCTCAAATTTGGTTAAAAATCCAAGAAGCAGCTAGTGCAATTTGGAAAGCCCTTAAAGAAAATGTAAGTATCATTATAAGTACCTTGGTTGAAAACCTCAAATTGATATGGGGAATATTTCTAACGTATATTACTGGAATTTGGACCGCGATATGGGAAACCGGTAAAAACATCTTTAATTTGATAAAAGACACGATCAAAGAAAAGATGGATGAGGCAAAAAATAAAATATCAGAAATATGGGAATCAATCAAAGCAAAATTTTCAACGATCCTTATCGCTCTTGTAGCAATGGTTATAAATAAGTTTTTAGAAATAAGGAGAAATATTCAAGAAAAAATGAATGAAGCGAAAGCAACGCTTCAAGAAATTTGGAACAATATCGTTTTATTTATTCTTTTGGCAGCAGTAAAAATCATCAAAAGTGTAACGGATAAATTTAATGAGATCAAACAAGCAGTTAAAGACAAAATGGATGAAGCAAGACAAAACATTGAAGATGCATGGAATAAAGCAAAAGATTTTCTTGCAAATATCGATCTTTTACAAATTGGTAAGAATATTATACAAGGATTAATCAATGGATTGGGGTCCATGGTTGGCAAAGTTACAGAAAAGATTACTGGAATAGCAACTACTATTAAAAATGGTATTAAAGGGGCACTAGGCATTCGTTCTCCTTCGCGTTGGATGCGTGACATGATCGGAAAGAACATGATGACCGGTTGGGAAATCGGTATGGAGCGAAAGAAGGGCCCTGTCCAAAAAATGAGTTCAAGGGCTTCAGAATGGATGAAACCAGAAGTACCGGATTTATCTGATGTGATGGGTAAACTGAAAGCTCTCGCAACACCTGTACGCGGACTTATAGATGTTGGAAATGTAGGACTGCCCTCTCGGCAAATAAATAGTCAGCAAGCACAAGCTATTGCCAGGCAAGAGGATGTAGCAAACTCAATTGAGAAAAATCCAGCTACCATTAATGTTTACGTCGGCGCCAAGAAGATTGCAAGTGAAATTGTAGAAGACCTTACAAAGCTTCAAGAGCGTAAAAACTTTCGGCAAAGTAGAAATGGGGTGAGAGTTACATGATTTTTAATGGTGTTAAAAAGGAGTACTTACGGGTGAATATGGAATTATTTCGTCCTCCTACTCCACCTATAGAATTTATAACTTTTGACCAACAAACAGATGGCGAAAGAGTACTTCGTAAACATTTTTCAGGGATGGAGTTAGCTGTACCTATCACTATTCGCAGTGATAAACGAATTGAAGGGCTGAAACAAGATCTATCTGAATGGCTTGTACACTCTGAACCGAAAAAATTGCAATTTATTGATATGCCGAATATGTATTATTTGGCTTTTTATCAATCTATGGAACTTGATGAACGGATCAATTTCGCTAAAGGCGTTTTAACCTTCTATTTACCTGAGGCATATCGGTTTGGGCAGACTAGAGTTTTGCAAATTGACTCATCTAACAAGACTCACATGGTTTTAGGACAAAAGGAAACGCATTGGAAAAGCAAAACGATTTTTCGACAAGAAACTACGAATTATTCTATTGAATTGCTATCTGGAAAACAAATTACATTACATTACACCTTTGGTGTAGGTGATACGTTGGAAATTGATTCTCGTTTGCGAAAAATCGTACTAAATGGTGTAGTACGGATGCCACTGCTTTCTTTAGCAAGCGAGTGGTTCAAGGTCCAACCTGGGGAAAACCAGATTAGTTCCAGTTATAACACTGAAGTGACGTATACGGAGAAGTTCTATTAATAACATTATATAAAAAGAAATTGAATTTGAAGAAGGGAGGACTAGCGTGGCAGAAATATATATATTAAATTCACAGGATCATTTGATTACTACTCTTTCAGAAGAGACTGGTTTACAAGCTACACATTTCCGAGAAGAGCTGAACGGGCTACCCGATCAGCCTTTTTCTTTTACCATAAATGCTGAGGTGGAGGAAGCTAAATATGTGTTGGAGGAAAATCAAGTTGTTTTTAAAGACAAGGAAGGCGAATTAAGATTATTCGTTATCAAAGAACTTGATGACTCTGATGATGCAAGTGGAGCTGTGACGACTGCTTTCTGCGAACCCGCATTTATGGAGCTTAAAGAAAACATTATTGTCGACAGTCGCTTTGTTAACCGCCCAGCTCTGGAAGTATTAACAGTTGCTTTACAAGGAACCAGATGGACAGGGACAGTAGAAGTGGAGCTTGGCCAATACACGACAAACTTCTATTATGAAACTTCAATTGGTGCCATCTGGACCATCATGGAGATCTGGGGCGGAGAATTTAAAGATACTGTTGAATTTAATGGAAATAAGATTACCGCACGCAAAATTCGTATCTTGGCCAGACGAGGGTTGGATAGTGGCAAACGATTCGAAATAGGTTATAACATGCAAGAAATTCAACGGACCATCCTTTCTTATCCGACCACAGCTATTTATGGACGGGGATCATCTTTAAATAATGATAGCGAGGGAGACAATGAGGATGTCGCACTTACACGCTATCTAGACTTTGCTGATGTAGTTTGGAGTAAGTCATCAGGAGATCCAGTAGATAAACCTGCGGGTCAAAAGTGGGTGGGTGATCCTGACGCTTTACAAAAGTATGGTCGAGAACATAATGGTCAACTACTTCACCGAGAGGCCGAATGGCAAAATGGAGACTACGACGATCCAGCTGAGTTATTAAAAGCAACGTGGGAACAATTGCAAAGAGTTAAGGGTCCAGAGATTAATTACCGCCTTGCTGCACACATGCTTGAAGTAATTGCGGGTTATGAACATGAGAAGGTAAGTCTCGGTGATACGGCTAGGGCAATTGATCGTAAATTCTCTCGCCCGATTGAGATTCAGGCACGTGTCATTGCTATGGAGTATGACCTACTTGATATTGAGGAATCTGCTGTAGTTGAAATGGGACAAGTTTTGTCTGTACATGGTTATGATGACCGGCTAGATAAAGTAGTCAGACAGATTAATGATAACCGTGGTAAATGGGATGAAGCAGCTCGTCCTATTGATGGGAGTCGTTACCCAAATATCGTACCGTCAGTACCCCAAAACGTAAAAGTAACAGGGCTTTTTGCGGCAGTTTTAGTTGAGTGGGATTTTGATTATATTCTCACATATATACAAGGATATGAAGTCTATGCCTCTGAAGTAAAAGGCTTTTTGCCGTCACCAGAAACAATGATTTTTAGAGGGATGGGTAATAGCTTTTCATACACGTTTGAGCCTAACAAACAACTTTATTTCCGTGTTAGAGCGTTTAACTACCATGATCGATTTTCTCTTTATTCTCAAGAAGTTACAGCAATGACAGCCCGGATTATTTCTGATGACATTCTATTTGGTCCAGAAATTGCAGCAGAACTAAGGGAATTAAGTAAAACCGCTCAAGTTATCGCAGATGAGAGTTTATCAGGTAAAGAGCTTGTAGATGGTTCGATTATTTCTGATAAAATCGCAAAAGGTGTAATCGAAATGGAACATCTTAAGCCAGGCATCATTGACCTGGACAAATTCGCAGATGACACATTGGAAGAGATACGCAAAACGGTAGAAGGCTATACCGAAGAAGAGATTAACCGTATCACAAAAGAATTGAGGGACGAGTTAGACGATAAAGTTTGGTCTGTCGATCTAGTTAAGTTGGAAGAGGCATTAAGATCCGATTTAGCCACAAAAGCTGGCTTAGAACTGGTAGATGGTAAATTTAAATTTACTGATGCAAAACTTCTTGAATTAGACCAGGTAGCAAATGAACTTGTTGAAAACGTCGGAGATATTAATGGTGAAGTAACAGGTATAAAGGTAGATGTGGATGAAGCCAAAAATCAATTGGAGCTACAAGCAGATAAACTCTCTAATCAAGAAGGAATTCTGTCTTCTCACAGCAACAAGCTGACCATAAATGAAGCGGCTATTAATGCGAGGTTAACAAAAACAGAGTTTAACACTGAAAAAGGTTCTTTAGCACAATCCATCGGTAAGGTTGATGCAAAAGTTGATAGTTTTTCTACTGATTTTACGAGGGTAGAAAATTCGGTTCAAGGTTTGTCAGAGCAGCAATCACGTTTTGAGACTTCTATAGGTGGTCTATCAAACAAAGTTAGTGATGTAACTACTAAGACGGATGGAAACACTAGTGATATTACGGCTGTCAGGTCAAGAACTAGTTCTCTTGAACAAAGGACGGATAGATTTTCCATATCCTTAGAAAATCTAGAAACGGATATGGAAGATATGGCTCCAACTACTGGTGATAATATGCTACCCGATGGAGGATTTGAAGGTGGAGGAAAAGGATGGATATCAAGAGGTAGTAATGCAGTAACAGAAGATGACCCAAACTCAGGAAACAAAGCAATGCGGTTTTTTGCCCAAAATGGGAGTACCAATAGGGCTGATACGATACTACCTATTCCAGTAAAGGCAGGGAGAACGTATCAATTTTCTTTTTGTTATAAAACTCACCCTGAAGCCAACGGAACGCGTAATAATCAAAAGCTATCTATTCGCAATGCGGAAAACACGAATCAACTGAGAGATTGGGGATGGGACGGAGCGCAGGATGAGTGGGCTGAGATACAAGAACGTTGGACCTGTCCTGAAGGTGTTACCTCAATTACAATTTGGTTAGTAGCCAATCATACTAGAGGCTGGGTGCAATATGACGATGTATCTATGGTTGATGTCACAAACATTCGTGATTTGCAAGAACGCACGACTAGAACAGAAACTTCTATTCAAATACTAGACGGACAGATCGCTTTAAAAGCCAGCCAAGATGACTTAAGCAAGAAGGTAGACGCAATAGTCTACAATAATCGTCAATCAGCCTTGGACTTGGCCTTAAGCGGGATTCGCGGTAATGTGACTGATGTGACCAGGAAAGTAGACACAGCGACAGGAGATATTACGATACTAGCAAGTCGAACAGGTGAATTAGAGTTATCCACTACAAGATTTAGTACGACGATATCTAGTATCGAGTCAAAATTGGATAATAAACTTGAAGGGGAGACGGTAAGAACAACTGGTTCTGGTGGTAGTAACGGTGGAAATTGGACGAGATTTGCACGAACTACGCTAACATCAAGATATAACAACGTTTATGGAATTGTTGATATTGTTGGTGGAGACCATAGTGCATCAACAGGTGATAAAACAACAATCTATATTAGGCACAAACAGCAAGAGGCAATAGGCGGACCAACAATAGCGGAGATCGCTGTAACTGATTCAAAAGGTAGGTTAAGAACGGAAGATTTTAAAGCGGTTGTTGTTCAAAATTCAGGTAACGTTGTGGTTGAATACTATTTACGAGTTAGATCAACATACCAAGCGTTCACTTTAACTTCTTATAGTATCTACAAATCAAATAATAACAATGGTTTTCAATTATTACCTAACCAAGGATTTGTTCCAAATGTTCCTATTGGCTCACAAAACATAGATGGTAGTGACAGTGATACGGTCTATGGTCGCATTGTAAAAGCAGAAACTGAAATTGTACAAACAAAAGATGAAATAGCCTTAAGAGCAACAAAAACAGAAGTAAATCACCTCACTGGGCGTGTAACTACGGCAGAAGGAAGAATAATCACACAAGCCGGTCAAATTTCTGCTCGCGTGGAACGTGATAAGTTGGTAGCTGAGCTGAACATTCAACCAGAATCTGTGAAGATTAAAGCAGGTCTTATTCATTTAGCTGGGCAATCAAGGATAGACAATGCAGTTATCCAAAATGCACATATTAATAATCTTAGTGGGGATAAGATTCAAGCGAATACAATTTCCTCATCTAAATTATTTGTAGCGGATATGAGCAATGTTAATCAAATTTCTGTAGATGGAGATCGAGGCGGTCACAGTGTAAGTAATATATCTGGAACTAACTTTTTTAGAATTAGCGGTAGATACGGTAAACTTTTGTTGGCAAAAGCAAGGCAGATGGATTTCTCCTTGGACGATGAATACTATTTATCGTTTTTTGGAATGAAAGACCCTACTATCAGTAATGTGAATTGGATTCTAAGATATAGATATACAGATGGGACGTGGGAAAATGCAGCCGTAACTAATTCTCAAATAGGTACCACGCGTTCAGTCTGTGTAAGAACCTTTAAAGTTACTGTTCAACCGAATAAGGAGAAAACAATACAAGATGTTGAATGGTTTCTAGAAAAAGATGAATCTGATAACAATGGTTCATTCTATGTTCGCGACATTGTCGTTCGACAGATGTCCAGGGGTGAATTAATTGTAGATGGTTCTATTGAAGCAAAACACCTACGAGCGGATACGATCAAAGCAAATTCTGGTGTTATTGCTCGTGCTGCTATTGGAACAGCTTCTATAGCAAACGCCGCAATTACTAGAGTTCACTTACAGAATGCGATAATAGGAAACGCTCAAATTGAAAATGGTGTAATAACAAATGCAAAGATAGGCAATGGTGCAATTGATAACGCAAAAATTGCAAATGCATCGATTACAAGCGCTAAGATATCAAGCATAGACGCTGGAAAAATTAATGCTGGGGTAGTTACAGGCTTGCAGTTACGTTCTAGTGATGGCTCTAGCACATTCCAAGTGCAGGGTGCGCGTTTGAGAATGGATATGTCAAATGGTAGAAATTTAACCATTGATGAGACTGGAATTTATTTTAGACACGCAAACGGTGTTATGGCATTCCAAGCAACTACAAAAGTAATCAATTCATATGTATTTGGAACATCAGACACAAATGCATATTTAGCATGTTTTAATGAATCTAGATCAGTGACATATGAAACAGCTATGAGTGGTAATGGCAGGGTAGAGGATTATTTATACCAACCGCACAGAGCGCAAGGTTTTTATGGGAATTTCCTGAATTTTAATGCAGGTACACCGGGAGTAAATATTTACTTAAGACCAGATTATGACGCAGAAGTGAGATGTACAAGAACTCATACAATAGATAGATACTGTGACATGAGGGTGTGGGGTTTACACACAACAAGAATTGACTCCAATGGTCTTGGCATTAATACTGGTGGACACCCACATATACATTTGGGTGCTTCTGGTGAGGTTAGAATAGCAGGAGGACCAGGCAGAAGTGACTCGTATGGAACGCTTAGAACTGATTGGGTTCACGCTAATCACATTGCAATCAATGGGCATACAGCAGGTACACATCTATATTTGAGACCAAGTGGAAATAACTCAGAGGTTAGAATTAGAGACTATGGTAATGATGATTACCGAGATGTTAGAGCTAGACGGTTCTTTGATAGTTCCAGTAAGGAATTTAAGACAAATATTAAACCTATCAAAGACATAGGTTTGTCTGAATTAATGAAACTGACAGTAGTTGAATACAATTGGAAAGATAAACTGGTTGAGGGTATTAATGAAAAGGAGATAGGTTTCATAGCAGAAGACTCTCCATTCATAGCAACACCCGATCTGAAAGCTATTGATAGCTATCAATTGAGAGCTTTAAACACTAAGAGTATTCAGGAGCTTCATAAGCGTCAATTAAACACTCAATCACAAGTAGATCAGTTAAATCAAAAAATAAGTGAGCTTGAAAATGAAATTCACAAATTAAAATCAGCATAAACGGAGGAATTTACATGCAAGTAAAAATTGAAAATGCTAAGATCGGGCAGGTCATCGACCTGCTTTTTGATTTGTCTTTGAAAGGGAAAGAATCGCGTCACCGCAGTAAATTTATTAAGGAACTAAACGATCGTTTACAAGAGGTTGCCGAGGAAGAACAAGAGCTTATTAAAGAACATTGTCATTTAGATGAGGATGAAAAGCCTAAAATGCTGAATGACGGTAAAGAGTGGGACGTCAAAGATATTGAAGCATTCAAGCATGACAAATTAGAACTTTATCAAGAAGAGTTTATTCTCGAAGGGGGGAATGTGACTGGCTATCTTAAAACTATTAAAGACATTGTTGTTAATTGCGAAAAGGAATTTAGCGGTCAAGAAGCAACATTATACGATTATCTGTATGACCAACTAGAAGAAGTAGAATAATCAAAAACAAAATAAGGGAGAGATGCAACATGGCAGTAAAATTTCGTATTACAGGTGTTAATTTTCAGTATGATGATCAAGGGAATAATGAGTATGTAGATTTAAACTTTTCAACCACAGATTCTCAACAACTGATTTACGCAAGTGGAAGAACTCCAATCCCAGCAGAAGAATACTTTCAAGCAAATAACTTAGCTGCAATGGCGGATATTGTAAAAGAGAAGTTTATTGAGCGGTTGACTGTAACCGAGGAGGAAGAGACTACTGAAGAGTAGGCTCTTTTCTTATATAAAAAGGGGGGATGGGGACTTATCGTGGACGTAATTACACAGATTGCAATGAGTCAGTTCGTGTGGTCCATTTTATGTATCATATTAGCTGCGTTAGTAATCAGAGAAATGAGAAAAGAAAACGTAAAAAGAGAGAATGATCTTTTGGGTCTATATCAACAACATGCTAAACAGGCAGAGGCAAGAGAAGCAGCTCTTTTGGAACATTTGAAAGAATCAAATAACAATCAACAAGAAATAGGCAAGACATTAAAGCAGATTAGAAATAATCTTGGTTCTCTTGAGGATCGAGTAGAAAAAATGGAAAACCATCACTACAAGCGCAGCTGAAAAGCTGTGCTTTTTTTTGTAAAGGAGATGAGTATATGGATCTTATTGTTGGCGACATTAATCGTGCCAATTGTTACTGGGGTTGTACAAGCTGTAAAGGTTGGATTCACAGTTACAAAAAACTTCCTACCCTTGATCGCAATGGTTTTGGGTGTAGCACTTGGCTTTGTGGCTTATCCGTTTAGTGATATTGATACGGCTGCTCGTCTGTGGGCTGGAGGAATAGCAGGATTAGCTTCTGTTGGATTATTTGAACTAGGAAACAGCCGAAAAGGTGAAACGAAGGAAGGAAAATAA